ATGCCGCACGCCGCCGACCCCGCCCTGATGTCCCCCCACGAGGTTCTGTCCGAGGTCGCCTCCATCCTCGCTCGGGGCTACCTGCGGCACCGCCACGAGCAGCGGCTGCTGGCCGCGCGTGGGGCGTCGGGTAATGATGTGGCGAACGGCGAAGAATCCGCCCCGTTTACCGAGATTTGCCTTGATAAACCGGGCGAACCGAGCCTTCATTCACAGGGCGGTTGACAGCCAGAGACACCGCCCCTGAAAGGAGGCCCGACGTGGATACTGCCCTGTTCAAGGAGATCGAGGACCTCGAGCGGATGAGCGTTCCCCAGCTCCGCGAGAAGCACGTGGCGGCCTTCGGCGAGGAGACCCGGTCTTTCAACAAGGACTTCCTCCGCAAGCGGATCGCCTGGCGTCTCCAGGCCATTGCCTACGGCGACCTCTCCGAACGTGCTCGCCAGCGCGCCGCGGAGCTGGCCAACGACGCCGACCTGCGGGTCCGTGCCCCCGCCGAGATACCCAGGCCGGCGCCCGTGGGCGTCGTCCGGACCACGGTGGTCAGCACCGTCAGGTCCTCCCACGACCCGCGGGTGCCCCTGCCAGGCGCGCTGCTGGTGCGGGAGTTCGATGGGCAGACCATCGTGGCGAAGGTCTTGGACAGGGGCTTCGAGTACGAGGGCAAGGTCTACAAGTCCCTGAGTGCCATCGCCAGAGAGGCCACTGGGACGACCTGGAACGGCTACCAGTTCTTCGGCCTCAAGCGGAGCACGGATGGGAAGAAGAACAGCACGGAAGGAGCCGAGCCTTGAGAGACACCAGCACAAGCACCCTGGCGACGGGCCGGGTCTCGGTCGCGTCGCAGCCGGTGACGATGCGGTGTGCCATCTACACCCGCAAGTCCACGGAGGAGGGCCTTGAGCAGGAGTTCAACTCGCTCGATGCCCAGAGGGAGGCCGCCGAGGCCTTCATCACAAGCCAGCGCCACGAAGGCTGGGTCGCGCGCCCCGAGCGCTACGACGACGGCGGGTTCACGGGCGGCAACATGGAACGGCCCGCTCTCAAGCGGTTACTGGCCGACATTGAGGCCGGCGGCGTTGACTGCGTGGTGGTCTACAAGGTCGACAGGCTCAGCCGCTCGCTGCTAGACTTCGCCCGGATCATGGAGGTCTTCGAGGGGCATCACGTCAGCTTCGTCTCGGTCACCCAGCAGTTCAACACGAGCACCTCGCTGGGCCGGCTGATGCTCAATGTGCTCCTCTCGTTCGCCCAGTTCGAGCGGGAGATCATCGCCGAACGCACCCGTGACAAGATGTCGGCTGCCCGCCGCAAGGGCAAGTGGACGGGCGGCACGCCAATCCTGGGTTACGACCTTCAGGATGCGCGGCTGCTCGTCAACGACGACGAAGCCGAGCAGGTCCGTGCCATCTTCGAGCTTTACCTGGAGCGCAGATCGCTGATCGCCGTCGCCAGGGAGCTTGACCGCCGGGGTTGGCTGACAAAGCGCCACGTGTCCAAGAGGGGGCGTGAAACCGGCGGCAAGCCCTACACCAAGAGCGCCCTCTCCCGCCTGCTCAGCAATGCGATCTACACTGGCAAGGTGAACTACCGTGGGGTCATCTACGAGGGGGAACACGAGCCGATCGTCGAGCCGGAGCTCTGGCACCGCGTTCAGCAGTTGCTGCGCCTCAACGGTCGAACGGGCGGCAAGGACGTGCGGAACAAGTACGGCGCCTTCCTCAGGGGCCTCCTCTTCTGCGAGCCGTGCGGGAAACCGATGGTCCACACCTACACGGCGAAGGGCGGCAAGCGGTATCGCTACTACGTCTGCTCGAATGCCCAGCAGCGGGGATGGGCCTCGTGCCCCACGAAGTCGGTGCCTGCCCACGACATCGAGGCGTCGGTCCTCGACCAGGTCCGGCGTCTCGGGAGCGAGACCGCGGTCGTTGCCGAAACCCTGCGCCATGCCAGAGAGCAAAGCTCCCAGCGAGCGAGCGAACTGGAGCGAGAGCGCCGGGCGCTCGGCAGCGAACTCACGCGCCTCAACGCCGAGCTACGGAAGCTGGCGGGCGAAGTGGGCATGCCGGCCGATGAGACAATGGAGACCGAGCGCCTCGCCGACGTCCAGGATCGCATCCGCACCATCGAGCAACGGATCACCTGCATCCGCGAGGAACTGATCTCCCTCCAGCGGGGAGCCATAGACGAGAAGGACCTCGCCAAGGCCCTCTCCCTCTTCGACCCTGTGTGGGACTCCCTGAGTTCGGTGGAGCAGTGCCGCGTGATGCGCCTGCTCGTTGAGCGGGTGGACTACGACGGCCGCACGGGCAAGATGACGGCCAGCTTCCGAACCGGAGGCATCAGGGAACTTTGCGGCGAGGCTGACCTGTTCCGCGACCAGGAGGCACGATGAGGCAAGACCCACGAGACACGCAGACCAGCAGCACCATCCACATGGAGTGGCGCTTTAGGCCCCGGCCCTGCAAGGGGCGGAAGCGTCACCCAGACGACGCGCAGGGGCAGCAGGTCGTCGAGCCAGGCAACGTCCCTCGCGTCTCCCGCCTTATGGCCCTCGCCATCAAGTTCGACGGGCAGATCCGCGAAGGCGCCGTGACCGACTACGCCTCGCTCGCCCAGCTTGGGTTCGTCACCCGTGCGCGGATCAGCCAGATCATGGCCCTCCTCAACCTCGCCCCCGACATCCAGGAGGCCCTCCTCTTCCTCCCCCGCACCCTCAAAGGCCGCGACGCCATCACCGAGCGCGACGTGCGCCCCATCGCCTCCGTGCCCCACTGGCACCGCCAGCGGAAGATGTGGCGGAAGCTCCTTGATGCAAGCCACACCTCGGTGTAACGACGTCTTCATCGCGCTCCCAACGAATCCGAGATGCTGCCCCGTTATCCCTTCCACGTGTTTGACGTAGCCCTCTGGGGCTCGTACAATCCTGGCTGGCACGCCCGGTGCGCCTACCTCGCGCCTCTGCGACAGAGGCGAGCAACTTCCGTGACTGAACGGCGCGGCAGGTTCTCCGGGTGGACTCAGGACAAGTCTGCGAAGTGCAACTGCCGTCGAGCGTGTGACCGCGCGAACCTGGCCCCAAACGGGGAAGTACGATGGGTCACATTCGGCTGGGGAACCTGCCTCGGACGCGGAAGTGGCAACAGGTCGTCGGCTTGATCGCAGGCGGCGCTGGTGCTGCCCAGATCGCCAACGCCACGATCTCCGCCGCTGAGCGGGGCCTCAATCTCGCCGCGGATGACAAGGGCCTGGTCGAGGCCATCTGGCTCCTAACCCAACTACCTGTAGCTGCCCGTTCTGAGGACTACGTGGGCGCCCTGTCGTCGGTCGGCGTGAGGGTAACGGACAGCCCGACCCTCATGGAGGTCGTCGGCGCCTTTTCTGACGCAGTTGACCGGCGGCTGGCAACGAACGGGGGAAGAACGGACCTCGGCGAGATGGCCCAGATGGCGGCCGTGGAGACCATCACGAAGGTTGTAGGCGAACGCACGCAGAGCCTCTTTGGTGCCGCTCCGGAGGACGTCCGTGCCGCTTTCGCTGGCCTTGGGACGAGCAAGCAGTTCAGCAGCTTCGCGAGGAGCTTCTTCGCGCGCCTGACGGAGAAGTGCCTCAACTACTTCCTCGACCGCGCCTATTCCTACCATCTTGGGGAGGGGCAGCGGTTCACGACGCTGGCCCAGCACGGAGAGTTCACCAAGGCGTTGGAGCGACACTGCCACGAGGCATCCCGCATCGTCGAGGAGTTCTCTGGCGGCTGGTTCTCCAAGAAGACCTGGGAGACAAGGGGAGAGATAACCCGGCAGGACGCCGCCAAGTTCGCCCATGTCGCCATGCAGAAGATCTGTGCAGAGCTGAAGGAGGGGGCGCGGCCCGATGCAGAGTGAGCGGGCGATCCTCTGCGGAAATGTCACCGACGGAAGGCTTCCTTTCGACGGAGCGGAGCCGGTGCGCCTGCGCCTATGGGGACCGCATCAGAACATCACACTGGCCTTCGACGACATTCGGCACTACATGGTGAGCGACATCCCGCCCCGGTTCAACGACCTCCTTGAGATTGCAACATACGTGTATTGCGCCGACCAGGCGGTGACACGAGGCGGTGACGGCGTCGACAATCTGGGCAAGAACTGGCGGCGGAGATTCTACTTCCGGATTCCTGTTCGGGACCTCAGCTTCTGGCGGAGCCCGAAGGTCTGCGATCAGCTCTGCGAGACGTTGGGCTTCTTGTCGGAGGATGATTACAGCTTTGAGTTCTGCGAGCAGGTCAGAGGGCCGACGATCCAGCATTATCTGAAGTTTGCGGAGGACAACACTCCGCTCGGCCAGCCAGAGGACGTGGTGCTCTTCTCGGGAGGGCTTGATTCGCTCGGCGGCGCCGTTCAAGAGGCGGTGATTGACAAACGGAAGGCCGCACTGGTCACCCACAGGGCCACGGACAAGCTGTCACGGCGGCACCGCCATCTCCGGGAACTTCTGGCGGAACACTGCCTGGAGGCGCCCCCGATCCATATTCCGGTGAGCATCAACAAGGATAAGGTGCTCGGCAGGGAGTACACCCAGCGCACGCGGTCTTTCCTCTATGCCGCCTTGGCAGCGACCATCGCCCGAATGTTCGGGCTTTCCCGCATCAAGTTCTACGAGAACGGGGTGGTCAGTTTCAACCTGCCGCCCTCGGCCCAGGTGGTGGGCGCCCGGGCGACACGCACCACCCATCCCCAGGTTATCAACGGTTTCGCCGCGCTGCTCTCGGCCGCAGCGGGCAAGCGCTTCTCGGTCGAGACCCCGTTCTTGTGGCTGACGAAGGCCGAGGTGGTGAAGCTCATCGCGGGCGCTGGGTGTTCGGAGTTGATCAAGTACACGACGAGCTGCACGCACACGTGGGAGATCACGAACCTCCAGACTCACTGTGGAGACTGCTCGCAGTGCATCGACCGGCGTTTCGCCGTTCTCGCGGCGGGCCTCGAGGCGCACGATCCGAAGGAAGCCTACAAGGTCGATCTACTGGTAGATGAGCGCGCCGAAGGTGCGGCGCGGACAATGCTCGCCGCGTACGCGGAGACGGCCTCGCAGGTAGCAAGGATGTCGCCGGTGGAGTTCTTCGCACGCTATGGAGAGGCGAGCCGTGTGCTCCGGCACGTGGACGGCTCAGCGGACAGCGCCGGCCTCAAGCTCTACGAGCTACACAAGAGGCACGCGCAACAGGTGACGGACGTGATCAAGGCGGCTATCGCCCGCCACGCGTCGGATATTCTGCAGAGAACGTTGCCGCCGACCTGCCTGCTGCGACTTGTGTGCGACTCCACAGTTCCGGGTGCACCAGCAGCCTGTGCGGCGGCACCGAGCGGGGAACTGGCGAGAGAAGCCGAAGGGCCCCTGGGCGACCACGTCTTTCGCAGGGAAGGAGCGGCGTGGCGGGTGCGATTCGCCGGCGGCAAGGCCTTCATACTCTTGCCGAGCAGAGGGACTGCATATCTGCACTTTCTCCTGACGCATGCCCGGAGGGCTTTCCCGGTCGTAGACATCGTGCTTGCGGTCGCCAAACAACCGGCCAAGTATGCCCTCGGCGATGCAGGCGAGGTCGCTGATCGCGACGCGCTGTCAGCCTATCGCGCCAAGTACCAGGAACTCCAGGAAGAGATCGAGGAGGCCCGCAAGAACAACGACCCCGGTCAGGAAGACAACGCCCGGCAGGAACTGGAGGCGCTGGCCGAACAGGTCAGAGCAGCCAAGGGTGTCGGTGGGCGTCTCCGCAAGGCCGCCGATGATCGCGACCGCGTGAGAAAGGCCTTTCGGGCAGGCCTCCGCCGTGCTTGCGAGGAGATAGCGAAGTACGACCGCCGGCTTGCCGAGCATCTCAGCGCCCGCGTCAAGTGCGGATGGAACCCCTGTTACGACCCCGGAGAGGAGATCGACTGGGAAACGTAGGCTGAACACTTCGTAGAAAAACCCTCGTTGCTTCGCGAAAAGTAGCATTTGCTACGCCGGGTGTAGCGTCTCGCCAGTGAAAGACGCGGCCCGGCGTTTCGCGTTTAAGGCTCGCTCGCCCGTCAGGGCGTCGAAGCAACCCCGAGAGGACCCTCACGCCGGGCCGCCTCTCGGGGTTTCTTTTTGCCCCGGCGGCCTCGAAAGGAGGTCCGGCGTGACGCGCGTGGCAACGAAGGCGTCGCTCTCATCGGCTCGGAGGCGGCTCCTCAACCTGATGCAGGACTTGAACTTCGGGCGCATCGAGCGGCTCGTGGTGCTCAACGGCGAGCCGGTCTTTGAGCCTGCTCCCCGCGTAGTGCGAGAGGTGAAGTTTGGCGGGGAGAACGGCCCGAGGCCCGAGCTTGGGGCCGGGGACTTCGCCCTCAAGGCCCAGGTGGTCGAGCTGTTCGAGCGCCTCGACCGCCTGGGCGATGCAACGCTGGAATGCCTGGAGGTCAAGCATGGCCTCCCGTTCCGCATGCACGTGGAGGAGCCAGCCTTCACATAGGGGCACAGAACAACCGAAGAGGAACACCGGACAACTGACTAGCCGCGCCGCGGAGGTCGTTGTGGGTGCCGACACCGGCAGACTCACAACGCCTCCGCCACGGCGCTTGACGCAGTCATCTCCGGAGCAGGTCGACGCCCACACGAGCCTCTCCTCGGCCACGAGGAGACCTCGATGGGTTTGGAGAACTGCTTCACGGGACTCGATGATTACGCCGTCCGCCTCATCAGACACAAGGCCAGGCAACTCGTAAGGCGTCCCGACTTCAGCGAATCGGACCGCCAGGACATCGAGCAGGAACTGGTGCTCGATCTCCTCCGCCGTCTCCCGAAGTACCGCCCCGAACGCGCCCAACGCTCCACCTTCATCGCCCGCGTCATCGAGCACAAGATTGCGTCGCTCCTCCATGACCGGCGCGCGCAGAAACGGGGCGGCGGCCGCCGCACCCGCTCACTGAGCGACGAAGGCACGGACGACGACGGCAAGGCGGTTGAGCTGGGCGACACAGTCAGCGAGGACGACTACTTCCGCCGAACGGGCGCCCAGCCGCTCTGCGCGGCTCACGCATGCGACCTGTGCATGGACGTCGAGGCCATCGTCGCCCACCTCCCCCCAAGGCTCAGAAAGCTCTGCCATCTCCTGAAGTCCATGCCGATGGCGGACGCGGCCCGCGAGCTGAGCGTGCCCCGGACCACGCTTTACGATGACGTCGGCAAGGTCCGCGAGATCTTCGAGGACGCGGGCCTCCAAAGATTCCTTTCCGACACCCGCTGATCGTTTGCGGTAGGTAACCAGTAGGGGCAGCGAACGATGGCTGCCCGCAAGTTCCGAATGGCGTCCGACATCGAGGAACCATCAATGCAGCACGGCATCTACCGCTACACCTTCGGGCCAGAGGTCTCAATGATGGACGTCGAGGAGACCCTGATGCTCTCCGTGCTGGCTGGCGAGAGCCTCCATGGCCGCGCTCAAGTTCGCCTTGACGCTGCCTTCTGCCTGGATGCCAGGAAGCGCTGCTGCGTCGTTGACGCCCGCAGCGAGGTGGGCCGCAACATCGCCCGCATTTTCACGGGATTCGTGACGCGGGAGTTTGGCGATGGAGGCTTCAAGGTCGAGCGGGTTAGTGACCAAGAGGAGGCTGCCGCAGCCATGGTCGGGGGTGTTCGCGATGCAGCCCAATGAGAGCGGCCAGTTTGAGCGAGGGCATGCACCGAAGCCAAGAAGCAGCCTTCTCTTGACCCACAGCTCAATGGCGAGCGCGAGGCTGTGCCTGCGCCAGCACTACTACCGCTACGAGCTTGGGCTGAGGAGCAAGCGGGAGGTTGCGGCGCTGCGGCTGGGCCGGGCTATCCACCAAGGACTGGAACAGTGGAGCCGCGGGGTGCCCGGAGAGAAAGTCCTCCGGGACATCGCCTGGGAGTACGACAAGACGCCGCCTTGGACCGACCCGCCGGGATGGGCGGTCGAAGAGCAAACGGTGCTGAGTCTCCTTGCGGGCTACTACTGGCGCTATCAGGATGACCCGCTGGAGTATGTCGAGGTCGAGAAGGCCTGGAGCATGCCGCTCGTCAACCCCGAGACCGGGCGGGCGAGCCGCACGTATGAACTCGCCGGCAAGCGCGATGGCCTGGTGAAGGCACCTGACGGCCGCCTCTTCGTCCTCGAGCGCAAGACCACGGGAGACGACATCGGCCCAGAGTCGGACTACTGGCTCCGCCTGCGCTGCGACCCGCAGATTTCGCTCTACATCCTCTCGGCCCGCCACGATGGCCACGACGTCGCGGGGGTCATCTACGACGTCGTGCGCAAGCCGTCCATCCGCCCGCGACAGGTCCCCGTGCTGGACGAGGGCGGCCTGAAGGTCGTAGTGAGCGAGGAGACGGGCCAGCGGGCGCTCAACAGGGACGGCTCGCCGCGCCAGTCAGCAGGCCCCGGGATGAAGCTCGTCACGCGGGAGGAGAAGCCGGCCGACTATGGTGTTCGCCTCCTCGCCGACATCGAGGAACGGCCTGACTTCTACTTCCAGCGCCGCGAGGTCCCCCGCCTCGAGGACGACCTCCAGGAGTTCCGCCTCGAGTGCTGGCAGCAGGCCAGGCTCCTCGCTGACTGCCGCCGCTGGGGTCGGTGGTTCCGCAACGTGGGCCGCAACACCTGTTCCTTCTGCGAGTACGCCAGCCTGTGTCTCCAGTCGATCACCGTGGAGCCGGGGGCGCCCCCGGCCGGTTACGAGTTCGTGGCCAACGTTCACCCTGAACTGATGGAAGGAGAAGACTGACATGGCCAGTGCGCCCACACGGCCCGCGCCTCCGCCGCGCGCGCCCCAGGCAAGGCCCGAACGCCGGTCCCTGAGCTTCGAGGAGCCGGCGGCGAACGTCGGGCACCGCATCGTGCTCTACGGCCCCGGCGGGGTCGGCAAGACGACGCTCGCCGACCTCGCACCCGGTCCCGTCGTGAGCTTCGACCTCGACGAGTCTCTGGCGATCCTGCGGCCCGAGCACACGCGGCGGATCGCGGGCATCGAGACGTGGGACGACCTCCGCGCCACCCTCAACGGCGATGGATGGGACGGCGTGCGGACCCTCGTCATCGACAGCGCCACGCGGGCCGAGGAACTCGCCATCGCGTGGACCATCGCCAACGTGCCGCATGAGAAGGGCCACCGCGTCGCCAGGCTCGAGGACTACGGCTACGGCAAGGGCTACCAGATCGTCTACGAGGTCTTCCTGACCTTGCTGGGCGACTTGGACCGCCACGTGCGGGCGGGCCGCCACGCGATCCTCATCTGCCACGACTGCACGACGAACACCCCGAACCCCCAGGGCGACGACTGGCTGCGCTATGAGCCGCGGCTGATGTCGCCCTCCAGCGGCAAGGCCTCCATCCGGCTCCGCGTCCGCGAGTGGGCGGACCACTTGCTCTTCCTCGGCTACGACATTGATGTGAAGGACGGCAAGGGCCGGGGCTGCGGCACCCGCACGCTCTGGCCGGTCGAGATGCCCCACTGCATGGCGAAGAGCCGCAGGCTGTCCGACCCCATCCCGCTGCGTCCCAACGATACGGCCGTCTGGGACGCCCTCTTCGGCAAGCCCAACCCCAAGAAGGAGGAAGGCACCCATGCTCGCGAATCGTGAAGGCCGCTTCCGTGCCCGCGTGACCGACCGCGGCGTCAATTCGACAGGCCCCAATCGCCTCTGCACCGTCATCCTGCGCTTCGCCCTAACTGAGGAGTACCGCGACGGCGAGTGGCACGACATCACGGCGGAGGACCTCGAGGTCGTCGCCTACTTCTACATCGAGAAGCGCGATGGCACCCTGAACGAGTTCATCATCGACGCGCTCAAGGAGGCCCTCGGCTGGCCCGGCATCGACCCCTTCTGGTTCGAGGACGAGCAGGACCTGCCGCCGGTCCAGCTCACCCTGGAGTGGGACGAGTACGAGGGCAAGAAGCGCATCCGCGTCCGCTACCTCAACCCCCACGACGCCGAGCCGTCCACTGGCGTCTCGCATGCCGACGCCGACGAGCGGCGAGCACTGAGCGCCAGGCTGGGCCACAAGCTGCGCGCCTACTCTGGCGGGACGCCTGCTCCGGCCCCCAAGCCCGCGGGTGCCCCTGCCCCTCCGCCCAAGCGCGGTCCGGCGCCACCCCAGGCAAAGAAGACGGCCACGATGGACGAGGCGTGGGCGCTCTTCGCGGAGTGGGCGAAGAAGGTCGAGGCCGACGAAGGCCGGCTCCACGACGAGTGGTTCGCGGCCATCAAGGCCGTCTGCGGCCACGAGGATGCCGAGCGCGTGACGCCCGAGCAGTGGGCGGAAATCCAGGCCAGGGTCCCCGACTGCCCGTTCTGAGCCAGGCGAGCGCCCCGGACGGCCCACCGCGCCGGGGCGCGGCGTTTCCGCGAGAGCATGTGATGGCCGTGACCTTGCGAGACTACCAGCGCCGTGCGGTCGAGCGGCTCAAGGCCGTCATTGGGCGCCGCCCGATCCTCGTCGCCCCGACCGGCGCGGGCAAGACGACGATGGCCGTCACCCTGGTCGAGGAGCTTGGCGTCCCCACGCTCTGGTTGGCGCATCGCAAGGAGCTGATCGACCAGGCGGCACGGCATCTGGAGGAGCTGGGCTTGTGGCCGGGGCGGATCATGGCCGGCTACCCGCCGGAGCCTTTCGCCCAGGTCCAGGTCGCGAGCGTCCAGACCCTCATTCGCCGGGACATGCCGCCAGCGAAGCTCATCGTCATCGACGAGTGCTTCCCGGCAGGGACGCTCGTGGGTGGTGTGCCCATCGAATCGATCCGTCCCGGCGACCTCGTGCGTTCTCACAACCATGGGACGGGCGCGGACGAGTGGCGCCGCGTGACGCGGACGTTCAGGAACAGCCCCAGAGAGATGGTCAGAGTATGGCTCAGCGACGGTTCCTCGTTGGTCTGCACGGGCGGCCATCCTCTCTTCACCCAAAGGGGTTATGTGCCTGCCAGGGAGATGGCCCCCCAAGACCATGTGCTGCGCTGTGAGGAGCTCCGTGATGCCAAGCCCGAAGACCTGTGTCGTGTGCGGGATGGTCTACCAGCCGCGCTCGTGGAACTCGAAGATGACGCCCATCTGCTCGGAGCAGTGCAAGGCCGTCAGACGGGAGGAGCAACGCAAGAAGGTCGTCATGAACTGCGCTCACTGCGGCGCTGTCGTGGTCTGCACGGGGCGGAACGGGCTCGCACAAGCTCGCCGGGGACGTGCCTACTGCTCGGAGGAGTGCAAGCGTCTCTATCAGGCGAAGCTGAATGCGGAACGAATGGCGCGAACCAATCGCAAGTACGCTTCCGGGCGCATGAAAAAGCGCAACCCGATGGCCGACCCGAAGACACGGAGAAAAGTATCGCAGACGCTGAAGCGGATTGGGCATCGACCACCAGTACGGCGCGGGAACGGAACGGGGCCCACAATCCCCCAAGAGCGATTGGCCGCAGCCCTTGGCTGGCCCGTGGAGGTCGCGATCAGGACTCGGGTTCCGAAGGGGTTGGGGTACCCGACCTGCTACAAGGTCGACATCGGGAGCAGGAAACACAAGGTCGCCATCGATGTGGATGGGAACAGCCACTCTACCCGTGCACGCCAGGCCCAAGACCGCAAGAAGGACGAACTGCTGCGTGGGTTGGGGTGGACCGTGTTGAGGTTCTCCAACGGACAGGTGATGCTCGATTTGGGGGAGTGTGTCCGGACGGTCATGTTTACAATCTCGAAGTCGAGGCGAACAACAACTACTATGCCCAGGGAATCCTAGTCCACAACTGCCATCACGTCGTGGCGAGCTCCTATGGCCGCATCCTCGACAACTACCCCGACGCGCAGGTCCTCGGCCTCACGGCCACGCCCTTCCGACTGGACGGCCGTGGCCTGGGGGATGTGTTCGGCGAACTCGTCATTGCGGCGACGGCCGCCGAATTGTGCCGGAGCGGGGTGCTGCATGACCCCCGCGTCTACGCGGGCAAGTCGCCCGACCTGCGGCGCGTGCGCATCTCGATGGGCGACTACGCCCTGGGCGAGCTGTCGCGGCGAACAAACACGCAGGAGTTGAATGCCGACCTCGTCCAGACCTGGCTTGAGAAGTCCCCGGGCCGTCGCACCGTCGCCTTCGCCGTGGACATCCAGCATTCGCAGGCCATCGCCGCGGCGTTCCAGGCCGCCGGGGTTCCTGCCGAGCATCTCGACGGCGGCATGTCCCGCCAGGAGCGGGAAGGCATCCTCGCTCGCTTGCGCGATGGGCGCACGCTGGTGGTCTCGAACTGCATGGTGCTGACCGAGGGCTGGGACCTCCCTGCCCTCGAGACGGCCATCGTTGCCCGGCCCACGGCCAGTCTGAACCTGCACCTCCAGATGATCGGCCGCATCATGCGGGCCTGCCCCGACAAGGACGGCGCCATCGTCTTGGACCACAGCGGGAACCACCATGTCCACGGGCGCGTGACCCGGCGAATCGAGTACTCGCTCGACAGCACGAGGCGGGTCGGCGAGAGCGACCCTCTGCGGCTGCGGCGCTGCAAGGCCTGCCAGTTGCTCTTCGACCCGGAGGAGCCGTGCTGCCCCGAGTGCGGCTGGACCCCTGAGCCGCCCGCGCGCGAGCGGCCGCCGGTCCACGGGACGGGCCGCCTCGTGGTGTTCGACGATAGCGACTTCGCCTATCGCGCCGAGTTCTGGCGGCTCATCGAGGCGCAGCGCATGGCCGCGGGCTTCAAGCCGGGCTGGTCCGCCTACCGCTTCAAGGAGCGCTTCGGCGAGTGGCCCGTGGTCGCCGACGGGGAACTGGTGAACCCCGACAGGGCGAGCCTTGAGGAGAAGCGAGGCGTCTACATGGCCTTCGTCCGGCAGGCGGAGGAGAAAGGCTTCAAGCCCGGCTGGGCGGCGTACCGCTACCGCGAGGTCTCCGGCTGCTGGCCCCGCGGCTTCGTGGACGAGGTCCGCCGCGAGGCGCTTTCCGAACGGTTCGCAAGGTTGGTGCAGGCGTGATGCCCAGGCCCGAGCGGCAGGTCCAGAACGAGATTTTGCGTGCCTTCGGCACCAGGCGCTGGCTGCGCCTCTGGCGAGCGAACGCAGGCGCGGCGCGGTTTGACCGGCGCGTTGTCTGCTTCGGCGTCCCCGGCCAGGCCGACCTGACGGGCATTCTCCCCGACGGGCGCCGTCTCGAGGTGGAGGCGAAGTCCGCCACGGGCCGGCAGTCGGACGACCAGAGGAACTTCCAGCGGCTCATCGAGCGCTTCAACGGCGTCTACATCCTGGCGCGGTCCGCGGAGGACGTGCGCCAGGTCCTTCTCCAGGCCGGCTACGACGCCGACGCACCCTGAGCGAATGCGGAGGAGGACCATGTGAGCGAACCGGACCCAACCCATACCGACAATGCCATCCTCAATGCTGCCCTCGAATACGCCGCACGGGGCTGGTTCGTCTTCCCCCTCAAGACGGGCGAGAAGACGCCGCTGACCCCGCACGGGTTCAAGGATGCGACGACCGACCCCGAGCAGGTCCGCGCGTGGTGGACGCAGTGCCCGGAGGCGAACGTCGGCATCCGCACGGGCCGCGAGTCGGGCCTCGTGGTGCTCGACATCGACCACCACGGCGAGGCGGACGGCGAGGAGTCCCTGGCCAAGCTCCTGAAGGAGTTCGGGCCGCTGCCGCCGACCTTTGAGGTCAGGACCCCCAACGGCGGGCGGCACCTCTACTTCGCCCACCGCGACGGGGAGGTGAAGAGCCGCAACGGCCTGCGGCCCGGCCTGGACCTCAAGGCCGACGGGGGCTACGTTGTCGCGCCGCCCTCCGTGCTCAGCGAAAGCCCCGAACCATACGCCAGGCAGAACGGGCATTCGTCGTGCCCGCTCCCCAAGTGGCTCGTCGAGCAGGCCAACGGCCGCCGCTCGACGCCAGCACCCGCTGCCTCGCCGACATCACAGGCCGGCCGTTCCGCGGCACGCTGCGCCGCCACGGCCCTCAAGCTCGAGGTCCGCAACCTCCGCCAGGCCGCCGAGGGCACGCGCAACGACACACTGAATCGCGCGGCCTTCAACCTCGGCCAGCTCGTCGGCGGCGGATACCTCGACCGCGCCCAGGTCGAGGCCGAGCTTGCCGCAGCGGCAGCCGTCATCGGCCTGACCGAGCGCGAGGCCGCCGCGACCATCCACAGCGGCCTCGACGCCGGCATCCAGCAACCCAGAACCATCGAAGTCCGCCGGCCGCGCCGGTCCCTCACCTCCCCGGCGCCCGCACCAAACGACGCCATCCTGGTCCCAGGCCCCCACTGGGACGACCAGGACCGCTACATCGAGCAGTCGTGCAAGACCTTCGCCGACCAGGTCATCGCCGCTCTCCCGCCCGACCTCATCTACCGCAAGGGCAACCTCACCGGCGAACTCCTCGGCAAGCCCGGCACCCGGCGGTGGGACGAACTGACCGCCGACCGCGGCCGCCTCCTCGTGGACGAACACCTCAAGCTCGGTGCCTGGTACCCCCGCAAGAACGACGAAGGCTCAGTCCTCGTCTTCAAGCCGTGCAGCGCTGACAACGCGGCACTCGTCCTGGCGGGAGCGAAGGCCGACCCGCGAGTCCGCGACCTCGACCTCCTCGTCTCATACCCAGTCTACGGCCCGGACTTCCAGCGCGTCCCGCCCGGCTGGCACGGCGGCATCTACTACGACGAGCCGCCCAGGCTCCGCGGCATCCAGCCCCAGCGCGACCTCGAACACATCCACGAGGAACTCCACGAACTGATCGTAGACTTCCCCTTCAAGGACGAGGCCAGCCGCCAGAACTTCATCGGCCTCATGCTCACCCCGCTCGTGGCGCCAGCCATTGATGGCAACCGCCCGCTCCACCTCCTCCTCTCGCCCCTGGAACGCACCGGCAAGTCCAAGCTCGCCGCAGAGGTCCTCGGCGGCGTCATCCTCGGACGCGAAACCCCAGCACTCCAACTCACCGACCGCGACGAGGAGCGCGACAAGCGCCTCCTGGCCCTCCTCCTCCAGGGCGAGACGCTCGTCCACCTCGACAACCTCCCGAAGATGCTCGACAGCGCCGCCCTGGCCTCCATCCTGACCGCCACGAGCTACCAGGGCCGCATCCTGGGGGCATCGAAGATCGTGAGCCTCGCCAACACGGTCACCTTCGTCGCCTCGGGGAACAACACCGAGTGCAGCGGCGAGATCGCCAAGCGCACCGTCCCCATCCAGCTCCAGCCGAACACCCCCGAGCCAGAGGCACGCCAGGACTTCCTCTACCCCAACCTCCGCGCCCACATCCGAACCTCCCGCCCACGCATCCTCGCCGTCCTCCTCGGAATGATCGAGAACTGGCTGGAGCAGGGGCGCCCGCCCCACAAGAACCGCCTCGGCGGCTTCGAGGCCTGGTCCGAGACCATCGGCGGCATCCTCCACGCCAACTGCTTCAACCGCTGGCGCACCAACGAGGCCGACTGGCGCAAGAGCGCCAACCCCTCCGCCCAGGAATGGGAGGCCTTTGTCGAGGCCTGGTGGGACAGACATGGCCCCACCCCCGCCTCCGTCCTCGATCTGATGCGGATCGCCGAAGACCACAATTGCTTCCCGGACACACTCAACCGCAAGACGGAGCGCGGGCGCGTCACGGCATTCGGAACACTGCTGCGCCGGCGTGTGGACACCCCTATCGGGGAGATGCTGATCCGCCGTCACGGCTATGGCACCCACTCGACCTACTTCCTGGAGCGCAAACGCCGTGAGTGACGTGCCAAGCGCAACCTTTGCAACCTTCGCGCAACCTTTTGATCAAAGGTTGCGCGGGCCAAGTCATTGCCCGCGTTCGGCTTACGAAGCGCCGCGCAACCTTTGCAACCTTTTTCGGTACCCGCGCGTGCGCGCACGCACGCGCGCGCACACATACGCGCACGCGCGCGTGTGCGTGCGAGTAGGGGTAGGCAAAAGGTTGCAAAGGTTGCGCCTGAGACTGCAACCGCTTGCCAATGCACCACTTGGACCGCGCAACCTCGCCCCAAAAGGTTGCGCAAGAGGTTGCGCAGGTTGCGCGGAGGCCACACCCGATGAACTCGATGCCGCTGTTCGAGCCGCCTCGACCGCCCCTGTCACGACCCCCGCTCAGGCCCCTTCGTCCCGTGGGTCGCCACCAGAGCATGGTCGAGCAGCTCCTCATGCTCGCGCTGGCCCGGATGACCCCCGACCAGCGTGCCGCCTTCGAGGAGCGCGTGGCCATCTGCACCTACGACGGCGGCCTGACCGAGACCGAAGCCATCCGTGTGGCAGCCAGCGCCGTGGCCAGCCCTGAACGCTCCAAGGAGCACGCACGGTGAACCCACTTGACGCACCTGACTATGTCAACCGTTGCTGTCTCTGCGGATGGCCCGAAGGCCAACCCTGGCTCACCGTCCGCCAGGCCGCAACCTCCCTGGCCATCGCCCCCCGAAAGGTGCGGAAGATGATCCACTGCGGCGTCTTCGAGCAGGTCATCAAGCTCGACAACGAGTGGCGCATCCACCACGAAGCCCTCGATGCCTTCATCGCAGGCACCCAGGAACTCCTGACCCCGCAGAAGAAAAATCCCGGGGATAAGTGACATGCGCGTACATCCGCGACGCCACGCCGCGGGAAAACCTGCTCCAATAGGTGTGGACGTTTTGGACGTGTCCGAACCTTTTCAACCTACGGAGGACTTCCAGTGCAGCGAGTTCTGGCGGCAGCCTTCGCTTGTGCCCTTCTCGCCATCTTCGCCGGCTGTGGCACCCCGCTTGACAAGGCCGAGGACGTCTACAGCGTTGAGGAGTCCACGGCCCGCAAGTCCTACCTCATCATCGGGAGGGCCTACCTCAAGGGGCAGGCCACGGAAGACCAGATGGCCAAGGCCCGCTCCCTCTACGACGCGTACTTCGAGGCGCAGCGCCGCGCCTACGAGGACCTGACCGCCGCCCGGACCGAGGGCGACGCCGCCCTCGATGCTCCCGGCCGGCGCGAGCGTCTCGCCGTGAACGCAGCCGTGGTCACCCGCTGTGCCGTGGAACTCGCCGCTCTGGCGAAGGAGGTGACGAAGTGAAGTTCCCCAAGAATCTCGACGACTGCCCCGTCCTGACCGAGGAGCTGATTGGCCGGCTGCTCATCATGCTCATCGCCAAGCTGATCTTCGGCGGCGCCGCCCAGCGGCCTCCGCTCAAGCCGCCGGTCCCTCGCGAGGAACTCGACAAGATGCTCGAGGCCGCCGAGCGCGGCGAGGCCGTCGAGCTGGTGACGAAGGTCACCGTGAGCGGGGAGACGCTGCGTCAGCTTCGGGATGAACTGCTGTAA